AACGCCGGTTGCGGCGGCTGCATCCGCCGTTATGCGGGTGACGCCGGGAGTCCAGATGATCCGCCCGGAGAAAAGCGGGACGCATTCGCCGCCTGGCAATTCGATCCGCGCGTCATAGGCGAGAGTTCCCTGCATTGTCGCCATGTCGCGCTCTGGCGCCGCGAAAACCGCAATATTTGTCGCAGCGTCGAAAGCGACGACGCCGCCCGACACATTGGCCGATGACCATTCGTAAATCGGCGCCGGGTCGCTGAGCGAAATCCGCGCCTGCATCCGAATGATGCTTGAGGCGACGGGATAGGCCGCCGCGATCAGCGAAAGATCGCGCGAAAACCGAAAGGTCGCGTTATTTGCCGCGCGCAAATTAACGGCGCTCATGGTCAAGACGTCGGTGGCGTGATGAGCAGGACGAAGATCGCCAGCCGCAAGGTTCCGCCGGTGAAACTGCCGCCCGCCGCCGTGAGGATCAGATTGGTTGCCGAATAGAAGCCAGTCGGCCCGATGATCCCGTAATTCGTTGAGCCGGCGGCGATATTGAGAGCCGAGCCGAATTGCCCCGGCGTTCCGGTCACGCCGACAGAATAGGAGGTCGCGCCTGTGACCGCCGCCACCGTGCGAGAGCCGACGCCAAGGACGATGCAATTGGCGGGGATCGGCGTCGTCGCCGTGGTGGTCGCGCCCGAAAGCGTCACCAATTGTTCAATGATCTGGAATTTGAGCGCTGAGCCGTTAGCGCCGAGCGCCAATTGGACAAGCGCCGTCGAATTCGACAGGACTTCCGACAGTTTCGCGGCCGGAAAACCGCCGACAGTCGCGCCGTCGCCAACGATCATCCGATTGTTGGTCGTGTCGACGATGATTTCCCCTTGCGCGGGCGTGAATCCGGCGATGTTCGCCGCCGTGTCGCGGCGTCGTTTGACTTGAACGGACATGGGTTTTCCTTATGAAGTGCAGTTGCCCAGGTCGATCATGGCGATGACCTGACCGGAGACGACGCCCCAATCGTCAGTTTCCGAAATCGTCGATTCGACGTTGCCGTAATCCATCGCCGTTCCGACCGCGAGGCCGGACGCCACAGGGCCGAGCGAACCGGCCCCGGTGACTGTGTAGGCGTAGGCGGTGCAGGTCGACAGGCTTTGCGCGCCGGCGCCGAAAATGTTGAACGACTGGAATTTGAACCAGATCGTCGCCCCGATTTCGGCGGTCGGAATGTCGTATTTTAGCGTCGAACCGTCGATCAAGCAGAAGCTCGCGCCGCTGGCCTTCGCGCCCAGCGTCGAGCCATAAAGCCCGCGATAAAGCCCCGTCAGGTTGTAGGCGTTGGCCGCCGTCAGGGTTGCTGTGGTGAAACTCAGCCATTCGCCATTGACATAGCAAAGCGTGATCGCCGCAGCCGCTGCCGCCGCCGTGGTGGTGGCGGACAGCGACCCAAGGCTTTCCGCGAGCGTCACGGCGAGCGTGTCGGTCGCGTCTGGATTGGCGCCGCCATAGGCCGGGAGCGTCGCCGAGAGCGTCCCTTGCTGCGCCGAGAGCGTGATTGTCTCGACTTCGGCATAGGAAACCCCGTCAAGCGACGCATAAACGACACAGCCGCCCCAATTCGGATCGCCGGAAACCGGGCTGACGGCGATCCAAATTTGCTCGACGTCATTCGTCAGGCCAGGCGGCGGCTCGACGATCATTGGCGCGTTGACGCTGTTCGGCGTCACGGTATTGACCGGAAAGCCGTTCGAGACGGCTTGAATCGGATATTGAACGCCGGTCGCGACGCCGGCCTGGAACTCCTCGGCCGTAAAGGCGAAATCGCCGTTTTCGTCCTCTTCGACTTCGGTAATCCGCACGGCTGTATTATTGAGGCCAATCAACGGATCGGTCAGCGTCACGATGTCCATAGGGTCAAGCAGGCAGAATTCTGCCGAGAGCTTGAATTGGTACGTGTTCCTTATGTAAAGCTCGCGCTGCAATATCAGTTGAATTGACGCCTGCCCTACGGTCGTGTCGCAAATCTCGTGCGCCGAGACTGTCGGCCCGACTCTGAGCCCGAATTCCTGAATCGCGTTTTGGTCCCAAACAGTGACCGGCCCCGGCGCATAATAATCGGCACGGCTCAAGATTTCGATGCTGCGCCAGTTTGGCAACGTGAACGGATCGGCGCGCGTGATCTTGACCGGGTCTTCGCCCTCGGTGTTAAGCAAGTCCTCGTCCGTCAGGGCATAAAGCGCAGTCGTGTTCGGGGTGTAGGTCTTGCCAGAAACCGAAATCACCGTGTCGCCATAAGGAATGATTTTTAACTGACCGCTTGACCAGACCGCCGTCGAATTGGTGATTTGCAGCCAGCGCGTCAGGGCCGACGCCGCCGATTCCTGGTTTATCATCAGCGGGGAAATCGCCAGATAGGCCGCCCAGCAATAGGTTTGATAAGAGGAATCGCCGGAATTGGCGAAAAGCGCGGTGGCGTTGATCGCCGAGGCCGGAAAGCCGACGCCATATTGCGAATTCGTCAGAAAATCATAGATCACTTGCGCCGGGTCGGCGTCGAGCCCGTTGACGCCGCTGCCCGTCAGGACGCCGCACACTTCGAGCGAATAGGAGCCTATGGTCGCCGAGGCGCCAAGGTTGAAATATTCGCCGACCATCACGGCCGTTCCCTGATAGGAGAGCGCCTGGGTCGGATAAGCCGATTCCAGCCATGCGTCCACCGTCTGAGGCGTTGTGCCGGTATGCAGGGTCAGTTGCAGCCAAGAGAAAGGGATGGCCGGCGGCGCTCCGTCCAACACCATGCCGATCGCGGCGATGGGCCCCTCGCATAGCGCCAGCGCGATCGAGCACGAATAGGTATAAGACTGGTTGGAGCTTCCCCCGCCCTTGCCACCCTTGCCGCCCGATTTGTGGCGCTGGAAATTATTGTACCAGACGCAATTCGGTGTCAGCATGTTGCGACCGTAAACAATCGGAATCGGGAGCGCGCCCGAGGTCGTTTGGACCTGAATCCCCGAATAAGTCGTCGTGTAAGTCGGCATATTGTTGACGCTATAAGCTCGTCCGCCCATTACGCGCCCGCCTTTTGATTATCCGCCCAGAAGGAAAAGAATTTCATCTTGCGGTAGGGAAGCACCAGATCATCGTTGCGATAAAGGTCTTCCTCGACCACCCGCCCGCGAGGCTCAAAGGAATGCGTCACCATGACAGGGCCAAGGCGGGTAATGATCCCGCCGTGCGCGTAGCATTTGCCATAGCGGAACAAGACAAGATCGCCCAGGCCTGGCGCCGCGACATCGCCGCACAACCTGCCCACGAAGCCGAGATAGCGTTCGCCTTCATTGTGCATCATCCAGTCTTGCGCGTAGGGGCGCGGATCGAAGGGCGCGACCATGCCGGAATCGACGAAAACCCGCACAAGGAACATGCCGCAATCGACGCCGGCGCCGAGAATGTCGGCCCCGCCGTGGTAAGGGGTGCGCAGCCACTTCCGCGCTTCCGCGACCACGGTGGCGCGTTGGGCGGCTTCGGCTTCCCGCGACCGCGGCGCAAGACGCGCTTCCTGGATCGGCTGCACGGAAGTGGTGAAGACACTAGAGGGGTCGGTCATTTGCCTTTTCCACTCGCCACCGCATAGCTCGCCAGCGGCCCGGTGACGATTTGCGGCGGCGGCACATAGGGAAAGCCGCGAAAGCGCGCCTGGTTGGCGAACTTGCTCTGGCAGGTCGCCAGCGTGTGATCGCAGCCCTGCGCGGCGGTGAAGGCGTCGCCGACACCGGGCGCGTTCGGCAAAGGATAGGCTAGTTGCAGCCAGCCCGAGCCGGCGTTTTTGATTGTCGCCGTCGCGCCCGTATTCGCCCCGGAAGTGAAAGCGATCACGCCTTGAGCATAGGCCGCGCTCGCGCCGCTCCATGCGATCGTTGTCACGGTCGAGCCCGAGGCGGCGGCTGCTGCCGTCGAATAGGCGCCGGAAGCGATGCCGCAACCCGAGTCGCAAAAAACATGCTGGCACATCGGAGCAAAGAGATTGCGCGGCATGTCCAGGTCCAGAAGGACCAAATCAGACGCCACGGTGATTTTCGCCGTGGTGCGGCCGATTTCGTCGATCTGCGCGACGCGGCCCTTGAACAAAATCACCGTGCCGATCGGGATCAGCGCGCCAGAATTGCCCACCTGCCAGGACGAGAAGAACGCCTTTTCGCGCTGGATCGTCGCGCCGTCGAGCGCGCCTTGCGCGAGCGCCCGCAAAAAGGGGATGCCGCCCAGGGTGTCGGTCGAGCGCG